GGGAAGAGCCGGATGAGTCTAGACTATATGTAGCCGGGGTAGATATCTCTGAAGGTGTGGGTATAGATGCATCTGTTATTCAGATATTAGACATTACCGATATAAAAGATATTAAGCAGGTAGCTGTTTATAGAAACAATAAAATACCCCCGTTGGAGTTTACTAATAGATTATATAAGATTTTGCGTAACTGGGGGTCTCCCCTGGCTCTCATAGAGAGAAACAATTGTGGCGCACAGGTCGTGGATAGGCTAGCAGTTGACATGGGGTATGAAAAAATCGTTTCATATGGTAACGCTAACGCTCATCGTCGTAATGTAATGAGAGGGATGATAGCTCATACTAATACCAAATATAAAGGCGTTCTTAATATGCGCTACTTTATGAACGAAGTAAGAGTTGTTAATATTAACGAAGAGGAGACAGTCATGGAGCTTAGAAACTTTGTAAGGTATCCAAACGGTACATGGAAGGCTCGAGCTGGGTTTCATGATGATAGAGTGATGGCAATGTTATACAGTCTCTTTATATTAGAGAAAGAAATAACAGAACGCTTCTTTGAGATAGTAGAAGTTGATGATATGGGTAAGCCTTCTATTATAGAGCCTATGGATTTCGGCGTTCAGTATTTTGAAGAACCAACATCCATATACCTAGACAGTGAAATAGTTGGTGATCATACTCATGAACTGAATGCTCTAGTTTGGGGCATGGGTGAAGATCAAACTGCTGATATAGATGAACTAGAAGCATTTGGATATCAACTTATTGGCGAAAAACCACCGGAGGATTGGACAGGGCAACCGGTAGATTACCGTCGCCACTAATAAATATATTATATGGCATACAACACCATGCAGCAGTCGGTGCTCAATAAATCAAGAGCTGATAAGTTCTTGCTTGTTTTTGATATACCGCCTATATTAAAAGAGTTTGATAAAAAATTTAAACAGAGCAATACTACAATTGTTAGTGACTCAGTTCAATTTTCTATTTTTGGGACCGCGGTCCCTGAAATAACCGTACCAGCAGTAGAAAATAGATATGCAGGTAATACTCTTTATGTATCTTCTCATAGTAAAAACTCGTACCCACCAGTAAGTGTTAAATTTAATGTTGACAATGAATATAAAAACTACTGGGTAATTTATCAATGGCTTAACCTACTCCATGATCAATATGATGGAAGGTATAATGCTCGGGAGATAAATTCGAACGATCCGGATGAAAATTTTAAAGATTACCAAACAAATTTAACTATTTTTGGTAAGGATGAATTTAATAATAGTAGGATAAAGTTCACTTATACAAAAGCATTTCCCACTACTATTGACACAATAGATTATAATTATCAAAATCCGGATGAAATTTCTTCTGGCTTTACCTTTGTCTATTCACAATTACACACTGAAGTTATGGATTTTTGAATATATTTGTATGAAAATGGATAAATAATTTTATGGCACAGCGTACGATTAACTCTCCCGGAGTAGAAATTAGAGAATCCGATCTTTCACTTACAGCCCCCCTAAACGTTGGAACAAACGTTTATGCTACTGGCTTTGCTCAACAAGGGCCCCTTGATGAAGTTCTTAAGATTACAACTAAACAAGAATTGAATCAAATTTTTGGAGTTCCCACGAACTCATCTGAAAGATACTTCTATTATACTCTTTCCGAACTATTAAATTCACCAGCAAATGTATATGCTTCTAGATTACCATACGGTCATGGTTCGGGTGATGGATTTGGTTCTAAATACTCAGCATTAGTTTACCCAGTACGAAATGTTACTGGTGATGCTGAGTTAGGACAATTAAGTGCTTATCAACTAAACTTTAATTTTGCTGGGACGGCGACAACTCCTGGAGCCGTCGCGACTGATACTGTAAACGCTCTTTCGGGTGTTGAAATTGGAATTCAATCAAGTAGTGGTGTATTAAGCTCCATTGTCTTTGGTGTAAGTGCGAAAGGTTCTGGCTGGATTCATAAGGGCACGGTGTATTACAGTGGATCTTCTACTAACATTAACAACGGTGGTACTACTAACATTATACCTCTTTGTTCAAGTGCGACTGGTGGTAACTCTGTAGCATCTATATACAAACAAATTTCTGCTGCTGTTGGTTCTTATAAAGGTTCTGGCGAAACATATAACTTTACAAACTCGGGCATTGGACTTAGTATGAAAATAGCGCTTAGCGGCTCAGTTGCTGCTCAAACATACGGCACTATTTCAGATTCAGTAATTGAGCCATGGACGGATACAAGTGATACATTTAGTATATCGGCAAAATCAAACCAACAGATTTCAACTGACTTAGATACAGTTTCAGCAGTGTATGTGTTAGGTGAACCGACACATTTAGAACTTACTGAAGCACAATACCTTAGCGGTTTAAATGGTACAGCTTTCACATGGTCAAAGACAGCCGGTAATAAAGATTCATTCTCTACTATCGCTGACGCTGGTGGAGCTGGTGCAGTTATCTTAAACAAGTCGACTTCAACTGTCAATAACCAATTTGAAGGTTATTATGTTGGGCTTGCAGATAATACAAATACTACACCGGGTAGTAACTTTAATAATATTTTAACAACAAAGACAATTACAGCATCTGCTGCAGCTACTACATCGTTTACTATTATACCTCCTGGTACACAAGTGTTTAAACTGTCATCTAATTACCAAACTGGTCCTGATGGTACAATCTCTGAAGTAATAGAAAACTTTACAGAGTTTGAGATTGATGGTAGAGATGATGATGACATCTTAAGCTTAGGTGTATTTAAGTTACGTAAATCAATTTACGCAAATGAGGCATTTAAGTTAGATTACGTCTTAGAAGACGGAATTGCTGGATCTATTAACTACTATAGAACAAAGCTCAATCCTAACGGTGGGCAAGATCAACCGTTCTTCGTAGAATCACGAGATGATTCGTCACGAAATGTTGTTGTAAAAGTTAACGATTATGTTTCTAACAGACTTAGAGGTACAAATGCTCTAGATGCTAATGGCGATGTAAATAAGCGGGTTAGAGTATATACTACACAATTAGCTACAGAAACTACCGCTGCTGGAGTAGCAAGAACAGGAATTGCTGCTGGATTATACACTAGCATAGATTCAGTATTAGGTAAAGCAGAAAGCCTTTACCCTCTTGGAGCTTATACTGAATCGTCACCTATTGGTAAAGAGTTAGGCGATATTCCTAATAAGTTAGAAAGAGCACTCGACGGAATCAGAAATGATGAAATTTACGACATTGACGTTGTTGTTGAGGGTGGCTTAGGTACAATCTACGCCATTGCTAGTGCAGACAATAAGACATATTATGATGAATATGCAACAACAGATAATATCACAGCAGCTGTTAACGGCTTAAGAACATCTGGTGATGTTGCTGGAACTGCTTTAACTCTTAGAAATAACTACTCTACTATCTTTAATAAGTTTGAACAGTTTGTTTCACCGCCTTACTTAGGTGGAAGTAGAGGAGATTGCATATTCATTGCTGATCCGTTACGTCAGATCTTTGTACAAGGTTCTGATGGTAAGGTTCTTGATGATAAGAATAAGAATTTCCAAACAGATATATATTGGCCTATAAGGCACCAGTTTGAAAATGAAAATACTTCTTATGCAGCTACATATGGTAACTGGGCATTAGTTTATGATAGCTACTCAGGTCGCCAAGTTTGGGCCCCATTCTCTGGTTTCGCTGGAGCAACAATGGCAAGAACTGATGCAGCAACCTTCCCATGGTTTGCACCAGCTGGTTTCACTAGAGGTCTTGTAACATTTGCAAATGACATTGCAGTTAATCCAAATCAAAAGCAAAGAGATGAGCTTTATAAAGCTAACATTAACCCAGTAGCACAATTCCCATCACAGGGATTAGTAATATTTGGTCAAAAGACACTTTCTAAGAAATCGAGCGCATTTGATAGAATTAATGTTAGAAGGTTGTTCTTATCACTAGAGAGGCCAACTAAGAAAGCTTCTAGGTTCTTTGTATTTGAACAAAATACAGAGTTTACCAGAACTAGATTAGTTAATACACTTACTCCAATCTTTGAAAGGGCTAAGAACAATGAAGGCTTATACGACTACTTGATCGTGTGTGATGAGAGAAACAACACTGCAGCGGTTATCGATGCTAACGAGCTAGTGGTTGACATCTACATTAAACCGACAAGGACCGCAGAGTTTATCTTAGTTAACTTCTACGCTACTAGAACAGATGCTAATTTTGAAGAATTAGTCGGTGGTTAATGAATCAAACAATTAAATAATATTATGGCAACAACTATTCAGAACTTCTTTACCAGAGCTGCATCGAAGCAATTTTCTCGAGATTTTCTATTTCGAGTAAGGCAAATAGACTTAATAGGAGGTATTAGGTTTGATGGAGAGGATGACCTGGTTTATGCTAGGACAGCATCTTTACCTGGCAGAAACATTGACAACGTTAATGTTAATTACTTTGGACAAGAGTTCCAAGTACCGGGCAGAGCAACATATGCTAACGCTGCTGGTTATTCAATTGAATTCTATCATGATGAAAATTGTGAGCTTCGAACAAAAATGGAAGCTGCTTCAAGAGCAGTGTTTAATAATGAAACATCCACCGGTGCATATGGTATGCCCGGAGAAGAGTCAATAATTAACTTAGTACAAATAGATAAAAACTTAAACGATGTTAGAAACATCGAACTAGTTGGTGCATCAATTAGAGAAATTGGTGACATTGAGTATTCTATTGCTGATGGTACTGGCGATGTATTAAACTTCTCTACTACATTTGCCTACCACTTCTATAGAGACTTTAGTTAGTATATGTTTAATCGGATAGCTGATTAAATAATATTAATGGCTGGTGAAGTATACGATTTTCTTAGCAACTATAGCGTTGGAGGACCCTCAAGATATTACCTCTCGCTTCCTACTCTTTGGAAGATAGAATTTTCTAATGCTGGTTCTGTGAGAGGTCAAGTCGACCAAGCATTAGAAAAGGCTGGTGAAAGCTGGAGAGTAAAAAACATACCTGAAGAGTTTGTATCAAATGGCAATACGTTAGTCGCCCGTGAAGTCGCAGTTCCGGGCGAGACGACAGAATTTTTAGAAGCAGGTGCAGATATAAACTTAGGCGGCTTTTTACCTGCTTATGGTGTTAATCGCCGGCAAGGATTTTTAACTAGGACGTTAGCTGTAAATATTTTTGATACAGATGATGACTTAGAGCATAATTTCTTTAGACCGTGGATGATAGCAGTTGGTATTGATGGTTTGCTTAATAGAGGTTTGCTTTGTCCTAATGTAGTTTTAAGGCAATATAACCATAAAGGGGAAATACGTAAAGGATATAACTTTACAGATGTATTCCCTACTAACGTTGAAGGGTATACAATTGATTACGATAATGAAACATTTCTTGAAAAAAGCGTAACTTTTGCATTTAAGAATTACGCCCCTATATAAAATGTATGCTCGTTGAAGTTGAAATACCTTTTAATAAAAAGAAGGTACAGTTAAATGTTTTCAAGTTTAAACATATAAACGAACTTCATTGGCTAAAGAATTCGCTAAGTAGTAAGATTAAGTTCTTAGAAGGGTTTATACAAACGCCTAGGTTAAATGCTGTTGAAAAATTTATATCATTAATGCTACTTAGGAGTGAGTGTATTGATTCTTCTATATCTGTACAACGAAATAACAAATCCGTTAATGTTGATATAGAGTATATTTTAGAATCTTTTTCCCAGTTAGCAGATATTAAAACTACTATAAAGCATGATAGTTTCGAATTTGTATTTGACTACCCTTCAAGATTTTGTGTTGATTCTAATACAATGCTTAGTGTGTTGAGGCAGATAAAATTAGATGATTCAATTATTGATTTAGATTTATTATCTGATGAGGAGTTCAATAATGTTATATCAAATTTACCCCCATCGTGTTTATCTGTAATTACGTCGTTTATCGATAAACACGCAGACCATCTTACATTTTCTCTTTTCGGCACTAAAGATAAAATAGACCTTACAGATTTTAATTCATCGCTATTTGTTAGTAATCTGTTTGATTGTGTGAGTGAACAAAATTATAGAGAATATTTATTTTTATTAAGTAAGCGATTTTCTGATATAAATTTTGTATTAAACTGCACTTTTTATGAAATAGAAGATTATCTAGATTTGTATAGGAAAGAGGCGCAGCAACAAAATGTCGAGTTGCAAAAAACTATCGACTAATAAATAGGTGTATGGAGAATATCACTGCAAAAGAGTTTCTTAAAAAACTCGCAGACATCGAAACAGATTTTAATATATATGTACCATCGTTAGGTAAAAGCGTTGAAACATTACCTCTAACCCTTAAGCAGCAAAAAGATATTATATCTACTGCAACTGGTGGTGCGCACGGCTCACTAGAGTTTACGCGTTCAATAAATGACGCTATACTAAAAAATGTTAAAGAAAAAAAGCTCTACCCTTACGATAGGGTACCTGTTATAGTTCAGTTAAGAAAACATTCTCTAGGTGATAGAGCACTAACTGATGATTATGAATACGCTTCTTTAGAAGATATAATTAAAAACTGTAAGAATGAAAAAGCAAGTTTTACAAATACAGGGGAAATTGCAGTTGACTCACTTAAATTAAAATTAAGAATACCAACACTAAAAGAGGAGAATGAAATAATTTCAAAATGTTTAATTGAGTTGGATAAAATTGATCCTGAAGATGTAACAGAAACTGTCGGAACTGTTTTTGTTTTTGAATTAATCAAATATATACATACAATTTCTATTAAAAATGATATAGTTGCTTTTAGTGATCTTAAAATTCAAGACAGGGTTGATATAATTGAGAGGCTTCCGTTGAGTGTATACAATGAGCTAGTTTCTTTCCTAAGACAAATAGGAAAATATGAAGCTGACATATTAGCTGTTGGTGATAGTTATGTATCAATAGATGCAGCCTTCTTCGAAGGCAATATATTCGACCCTAGTGCTGATGCATAAATATATATGTGGACGACCCAAAATTAGTAGCTACCTTAAATTCAATCCTAAATACACTAGGTAATATGGCCGCGGCCGCGGCCGTGGGCGATGATTCTGTTGTAAAGAATATAGTAGAATCAAAAGGGTCAACATTTGGCAAAAAGGGAGGAACTAAAGTAGACCCAACTCAAGTACGTCTACAAACAGAAATTGCGTATAAGTTTCTTAAAAAACAAGAGAAGCCAAAATCAGCAAATTTAGGACGTGATAAGCCTAGATTAGTATCTGAGTATACGCTTTTTGCAAAGACCTTTTATAAGGTAATGCAACAGTTAAAGCCTGATGAAAAGGGTAAAACAAAAGTTATAGACCCTGCAGCAAAGGCAGCCTTAGCTCAACAAGAGCAAATGAACAAATTGTTGAAGCAAATCGCTAGTGGTAAGCTTGGTAGAGGAGGTAAAGGTGGACCTGGTGGGGATGAAGAAGGAGGGTTCTTCTCCGACATAATGGATCAGCTTGGCGGTCTGCTGGGTATGGGCGCCGGCGGCGGGATCCTCGGTGCAGCTGGAAGTAGGCTCTTTGGTCGAAAGGGTAGAAAATTAGCTAAACAAAAAAAGGCTGAATTAAAGAAACAAAAGAAAGTTGATGCTGATAAGAAGAAAGCTCAAAAGAAGCAAGATGCTGATAAGAAGAAAGCTCAAAAGAAGCAGCCGAAGGCAGACACTAAGAAACCGAAGGCAGACACTAAGAAACCGAAGGTAGACACTAAGAAACCGAAGGTAGACACTAAGAAGGTCACCAAGAAGACGACTCAACAGGCCTTAAAGAAAGGCGGGACGAAGGCCGCCGTCAAAACCGGTGCTAAGGTCGGCGCGAAGGTGGGCAGTAGATTCATCCCCGGTGTCGGGTGGGTGTTAACTGCTGTTGATGTAGCGTTAATAGCAAAAGGTGTCTATGATGTAAACAAAGCGAACGCTGAGGCTGCAGAATCAAATAGACGGTACCAAGCAGGTCACGGTAATTTAATAGATAAACTAAAAGCAGACCAGGAAAGAGTAGCTGCCGGCGGTGATCCATTAGGTGCGTTGGTAAAAGAATTACAGATTAAGCAGCAAATGCTTTCAAAACAATATAATGATAAGCAGTACGAGTACATGACGAATAAGGGGTTTATTGGCTTCGGTAAAAAGATTGACAAAGATGAGCAAATTGAATTAGATCGAATAGAGAAAGAGCGACGCAATTTTCAGAAGGAACAGTTGAGACCAGCAATACGAGCTTGGCAAATGGCTAAAGCAATGCGAGGGGATGAAAAGGCTCGAGAATATGTTAGTAGGGCAAAGAATGAGTTTGAGGCAGAGAGAAAAGCAGCAGCAAAACGACAGCCGATGGTTGACCGGATGGTTGAACAGGGTATGGATCTAGAACAAATTCATACTGCTCTAGGGGAAGGGGACGCTCACCATAAAAAATTAAGAGCAGCTATAGCTGCGGATAGAGCATTAAGCGGTGGAACTAATATGTACTCACCTCAATCACAAGGAAAAATACCTTACGCTGAAGACTTTATGTTTAGAGGCGGTAGGTTTGTAAGGTTTAGTAGTAGTGATGATATTTTAGGAGCTAAACGC